GGCTGAACCATCTAACGATGTGGTGACACCAGTCACAAAACCGCTGCCTTGGGCAGCTGAGAGTGATGTACTCTCTTTGAAGTCCTTTCCTGGGACTTCTGTCTTGCGTCACGGACGTTTCCGTGAACATCTGTGCAAGTGCACAGAAAAGCAGAGACATAGGTCTCTGTTTGACGTAAATCTACTGTTTACCAGTAGAAACCTTTTGGGCGAGATCGCCTGCCCAAAGATCAATGTCTGCCACAATGCAGACAATATTTGGGAGTGTAGACTCCCGCGCGAGGTCACAGGCCTCGATTCCCGGGTAGTTTTTGAAAAGCTACCCAATGTACGATACGCCATGCGCGTATTGAAAAGGGGTACCTATTGGTACCGTGATCTTGCCAAAGGCAAGTATGAGTCTTCTCAATTTCAGAGAAGAATTTCCCGCCTTTTGGCGGGCTACACGTCCCCTGAGGGACATGAAAACTTTCAGACTGTAAAGTCTAAAAGAATTAATGTTGCGGCTGTGCAACGTTTCCGTAGCATGTTAGCTACAGTTGACGGTCTTGTTATGCAGACCGTATTGGCATTCCCTGGAGTGCCTGACTTCCAAAGCTGGAAGAGGGTTGATCAGATTACCCGATCACTGATCATGCAGCTCCTTGATGATTATTTCAAGGATGTGGACCCAAACCGGGTCCTTACCTTTGATAAGGTAAAGAATCTCCGCAAGGAGATCAAAATGCACGGATTTAATCCGGCTTCTGACCTTTCGAAGGTCTACGTTCCTAGGGAACTTTCTGCAATGCGTGTGGCATTGTCTTTAGTGAGGGGTGAAACCCCTCTGACCTATTTGCAGGTCATGATCTTGTCTCAGACAAGAGCTTCTGGGGTGCCCCCCAGAGCGGTCTACGACCGCACATTGGAGAAGACCAAAGCAATTCTCCTTACTCCTTCTGACAGGAGTCTCTACCAGTTGGTGGAGGACCCTCTGAAGAGGGCAACTGATCACTTGTACAGTGATCTACTCGTCAGACTTGGATCTGACGAAAAACGAACTAAGTTCTTTAGTTCTGTTGTAGAGAGTGCAAAAATTTCACTCTCAGATTCCGGTGAGTTCTTTACGACCACCGATCAAGGCGGCAAACTTGAAGCCGCTAGAAGAGTCCTGAGACTCAATCCGGAGATTCCGGAAATAAATTTAGACACAGGTCTAAATACAGGTAAGATACTTACCAAAGATTCACCGATTGGTGAACGTCTTTTCCACTGGGCATGTGGAAAATTTCAGGATAGATCTAAGGTCTATCAGAACAACAACATGAGTTGTCGTATATCCCTGGTCGCTGAACTAGGGAAGTATAGGTTGATCACCGTGTCAACCCTACAGCACGCAGTGCTGTTACATCCCATGTCACACATGGGATTGAAGGTTCTTGAGGCCTTTCCCTCAAGTGAAAGCGGCATTGGAGCCGCTAATCATGCTTGGAACTTTTTCAAGCGGTTATCGCACAAGAATCCCAGTGCGAGTTTTATTTTCAATGAATCCATTGAAACAGCAGTCATGTCAATGGACATGAGTCAGGCCACAAACTATTGTGACCCATACATTGCAGGTGCAATGCTAAATAGACTCTCAGAGTCTCTTGGGGTACCAAAATGGTACCGTGAAACAATGCTTTTCGCATTGACTGCTCCACGTCAAGTGGAGACACTCGATAGGCATGGAGCTCCTATCGAACATTTCTACACCAAACGTGGTGTACTTATGGGTGACCCAGTCACCAAGGTGGTACTCCACCTCCATCACCTCATTGGGAGGCGAATAGCAGGAATTCTCCTGTATGACATCTTCAAAGATGACGTCTTAAATGACGAGTCCGAGGACTCTACATAGTTCTCACCCTAGGGTCTTGGATCCTGTGAGGGGCGTAGCCCCCAGAACCCACCGCAAGGTGAAAGCGTGTCCGC